CTAACATCGGAGTTACTTTTAGGCGCATTATAGGTACGATTCTTTGCCTTTTTTATAGTTTTATTCATAATATAATATAATCGTTGTCAAATGATGTATCGGACTTATATACGTCTTTATTTACCGTATAATAGTCGTTGTTTGGTTGGCTTATTGTTTGGTCGGTACAAAATACTTTGTCTTTGTAAATTACTTCCGTTCCGTCTAATAAAGTCAAATCGTAAAACCTACCCTCAACAAGTGTATAAGAGTTTGATATTACCAAATAATTACCGTCCGTTGTTGGCGTAACCGAATAAGAAACTTCTGTATTGGTTGAATCGTCCCTTAATTTTAAAGTTGCGTTTGATACATAACTTCTTGGGATAATTTTAACTATTTGCGCATCTGTTGATGTTGTAAGATGTTTCATATATATATAACGTAATAAATAGTCAATTTTGTACTAATATAAATGCAAAAAAAAAGCACCCTATAAAAGAGTGCCTTTTCAATCAATAAAAACTAATTAAGCAGTCGGGTCAATCTGTACCGCAGAAGCATCATCGGTAATAACCGTAGATGTTACAAAGTAAGCGGGTGCAGTTTCTTGCCCCTCGAATGTTAATGTAAATCCACTTAAATCTCCCATAGCAGCACCAGTAACGACTGTTCCACCAGTAACCTCTGCGCCGTGCTCAAGTCCTACAAGGAAAAAGTTTCCGTTGTAATCTTCTACTGCAACGTGTGGTCTAGCGTGGGCTAATAGTTTCAATTCCTCTTGTGTTGCTTTATCCAAGAAAGTTAAAGTCAAGTTAAGAGTTTGAGTATAGAAAGTTGTTCCGTTTTCTCTTGATGAGTTTACGGTAGTTTCAAGACTTGAATTTCCTTTTACGTCAAATTCAAACCAATCGGGCGTTCCCGAAAATGCGGTAATCTCTCCCGAAGCAATAGTAGCAGTACCTAAAGTTCCAAAGTCAGCAAAGTAAACGGATTTTATTCCACCTACTGCCGATTTGCAAGGTACTTTTCTACCAGTTGTTAATACACAAGCCATATTTTATAAGGTTTTAAAAAAAAAGGGTAAGTAGGCAAACAACCCACCTACCCTATTTTATTGGTTAATTAATTATTAAGAATAAAGAACGATGTCAGCACCAATTCCGTATTGTACTCCTGCGGTAAATCGCATAACAACACGAACATTGTCAGAACCGTCAAGGTCTCCCATATCCAATACTTTTACTTCGTTGTGGTCTGAAAGTAGCCCAGTTCCAAAGAACAAGTTAGATTTTTGAGCTGCCATAGCAGTGTTGTCAGCAAGTCCGTTAGCAACAAACAATTTTACACCGTCAAAAGACAATGCTCCGTTGTTCCACCATTGAGTACCTTGTGCGTTTACACCGTTAGCACCAAGACCAGCAGCAGCAAATCCACCTAGAGCACGTACATAGGCTCTAGCAATGTTTTGTGAAACATAAATGTAAAGGTCTTCTTTGCCATAGAGGCTAGAATTTATGGAATCAACTATTTTTCCGAGTTCACTAATTACGTTTGCAGCATCAACGGTAGTTCCTACAACATCGATAACATCAGTGTCAGCAGTAGCCAAAGTAACAAGTCCGTCAAATTCTCCTGCGTTAGCATCAACTCCACTCCAAATGTTTTGCTCTGTTTTTTCAGCAACTTTTCCAGCTACGTGAGCAATTAAAAATTCGCTAAAGTTAGGTGGCAAAGAATCGAAAGCTGAATATCCCATAGATACTGCTTCCCAATCTGAATGAAATTGGCTTTTACATAGTGTAAGGTTTACTTGAAATGATTCTGGCTCGATAACTCTTTCGTTAAGTGTTACAGTTCCAGCGTCTGTGTAGTCGCAAGTTGCATCGGCAATCAATCCAGTTGTAGAAACGGTTTTGATTACTTCTTTAAACTTTACGTTTGGCTTTACTTCGATTCCTCCGTTTTCGATAGTAGCACCACTTAATAAGGCAGCTGAGATATATTTCCCTGCAAATTCTCCTGCATAAGTACTTGTAATTGTTGGTTTAGGCATAATAAATTTATTTTATTGGTTTATAATTTTGTTTAATACTTTATCCATTGTGGTTTGTGGTCGTTTTTGACCGTACAAATTCAATGATTGTTTTTCTTTAGCTTCGGGATTGTGTTTTAAAGGTTCAGAAGCAGGAGCGGACAATTCTTCTTTTAAAAGTTCGTCTTCTTTTACTTCTTCGCTCAAATCTTCTTTAGGTTCAAGCATTGCTTTAATTTCCTCAATCATAGACTTAACCTCTGCAAGTTCTTCTTTAGTAGCATATTCAGCTTCAACTTTTTCTTCTTCGGCTGCTTCTACTTCTTCAACTTCCTCTTCGGCTTCATCTTCTTTAACTTCATCAGCTTGTCCGATTGATTCAATAATTCCCTCTTCTACTACAGTTAGTTTCATTCCGTCTTCCAACTCATATCCCCCTACTGGTAGGGCAACTTTTTGGTCTTCTGTCACAATAAAAACTTCTTGTCCTGCCTCGAATGATTCTGCTTCTAAAACAGTACCATTTTCTAACTTCATTTGAGCCAAAGAAACTTCTTTAGTTTCCTCAACGCCCAAAAGTGTTTTGATTTCTTTTAGCATTTCCATTGGTTTCATAATTATATAACGATTTTTAATTTATATTTTGCATTTTTAAAATATAGCGTTTCTAATCTCAGCAATTCTTTGTGCTATATTACTACCTTGTTTATCTGCAGATTTTATAGCTTGGTTAATCTTTCGCATTTCTCTATCAATAGTTGCTCTATCCAAGCCCAACGCTTCTGCTTTTTTTACAAAATCTTTAGCATCTACCCTTAAATCTTTAGATACTTCATTTAATTTTTTTACTTTGCCAATTATTTTATCTAAGAATTTATTTCCCTCTATATTTATAGCCTTGTCTGCTTCTTTAAATAATTGCTCGACTTTCTCTCCTTTAACAATAAGATTAGGCAATAAAGACAAATCCAATTTTTCAGAAGATAGTTCCTCTTTTTTAATTTGAGCAATTTTGCCCATTACTGTTTTTTGTGTTTTCATTTATATATTTATTAAATTATTTAGGCTTTCTTCTGAATGATAAACCATTCTACACCGTCAGACCATACTTGTATTCCCTCATATTCTTTATTGATAACATAAGGAGAAGTTGAACCGTCAATAGTTTGTCCTAATATTGGCGTTAATTCTACTCTTGTTGCAACTGCAAATCCACCATTTGATATAAATCGCATCACACGGTTTTCGTTTAAAGTTGCATCGGGTAAATTCAAAGTAGCAGTACCATTTTCTCCGCTCCAATGTAATCTTATTAATTCAGTAGTGTCATAAGTTGAATCGCTTAAATTGATAGTGTCTCCTAAAGCCATTGTTAATGATACAGGAACAATATAATTTAGAACTTGACTTAATGTCATTTGTTTGGTAGTTCCACTTTGTACACTTGCCAACAATTCATCTCCACTTGGGTTTGATGCTACTGGTAATTGTGAGATTTTTAAGTTTGCCATTATAATACTATTTTTTCGTTGTCCTCTTGTAGTAATAAACTGCTATCTTCTTGCAATAAAAAAAACGGTTCGGGTGCTTGTGTTCTTCCTATCCCTTGTGCCCATAAACTACCGTCACAACATTTGATTGAGTAAGTGTTTGTATCTTTACAATAACAGGCTTTAGGCATAATTTATATTTTGCATTTTTAAAATATAGCACATTCAATTATATATATTTCTTTAAATTAGATATAATTTCATTTTTTTTTCTTTCTATAAAATTAATACGACTAACAAGTTTATCAAAATCGGGTATGCTATTTGCTGGAATATCTAATTCTTTCGCTTTTCTTTGTAAATCTGTTGTAGTGTCTTTATATATTTTCGATGCTTTACTGTAAGATTTTTCTATACTTGATATTTGTCTTTGTGCTCTTTTTTTATTATTTTCAAATTCGTCAACTAAATTTTCTCCATTTCTGTAAGTTTTTTCTATTGCTTTAAACATATCAGAAATAGAATCAGAAGCAATTCCTAAACTTATTTTTTCAGTTGATAGTTCCTCTTTTTTAACCTCTTGCTTTGCTAAATATTCATTGATTAGCTTTAGTGCTTTTTCTTTACTCATTTGTTAAAATGTTTTTGATTTTAGACAATAATTCTTCGGCTTGTTTTTCTTCCGTCAATTCTTCTTTTAAAGATTCTTTGGGGCGTTCCATTTTATCAGCAAAATAACCCTCAATAGAAAAACCTTTTACTTTTCCTGTTTTTACAAATTCTTCCCAAACTTGTTCGTTGTTTACTTTTACCGTACCCATCCAAGTTCCTACTGGTACTTCCATTCCGTACTTTCTTGATTTGTCGTGTACCTCATCTTCAACAATCCAAGATTCAACTAAAGACAAACCACTCAAACTGTATTGATGCTCAAGTGTACTGTTGTTTTGATTGCCTTTCATTAGATACATTTGGGAGGCTTTTAACACCGTATCGTTGGAAAAGTATATATAATATTCATCTTCTCCATTTCGTCTATATATCGGCTTGTTAGGTATCAATAATGCTCCCATTAATACTCTACGTTCTTTTGAAACTTCTGCAAGTTTTATTTCATCGCTTTTCAAAGCAATAAAATCTTCCTCAATAGCTGGGCTTTCAACAATAGATATTGCCTCAATTCCGTTTAACTCTTCGTTTTCGTCTAAAATGAGTTCGATTATCTTCATAACTATATAACGTAATTAATTGTTAATTTTGCATTTTAAATTGATGC